GACCACCAGCTGGGGCACCGGGCTCGAACAACAGACGCTGGGGTTTCAGAAGTTCACGCTGCGTCGGCGTTTGAAGCGCATCGAACAAGCGCTCGCCAAGCAGCTGCTCTCGCCCGCGGATCGACAGGCGGGGCTCGTTATTGAATTTAACCTGGAAGGCCTGCTGCGCGGCGACAGCGCAGCGCGCGCCTCCTTCTACCAGCAGATGCTGACCAATGGCGTGATGACCATCAACGAGGTCCGCGCGCTCGAAAACCTGCCGCCGGTCGAAGGCGGCGATGTCCCCCGCATGCAAATGCAGAACGTGCCCATCACCCAGACTGGATCAGGCGCAGCGCCCGCAGCGCTCCTGCCTGCAGATCCCGGAGCTACCCCATGAACCATATCGACTTCATCCTCGATACCAAGGCCGTTACCGAAGATGGCCAGATCGAAGGGCTGGCTGCTGGCTACGGCAATATCGATGCCGGCGGCGATGTGATTGTGCCCGGCGCGCTCGCTCGTTCGCTGAAGGGCCGCACCTCAGTGCCGATGCTGATGTACCACGACCAGACCCGCCCGGCCGGTATCTGGACAGACTTTGCTGAAAGCCGTGAGGGCCTCATCGTCAAAGGCCAGATCTCGCTTTCCTCGCGCGCCGGCCAGGAAGCGCATGCTCTCGTGCGCGATGGCGCAATTGGCGGGCTCTCGATCGGCTACAAGACCATTCGTGAGCAGATTGTCGGCAAGACCCGTCAGCTTCTCGAGCTTGCCCTTTACGAGGTCAGCCTTGTTACCATCCCGATGAACGAGCGCGCGGTGATCACTTCAGTGAAATCGCTCGTTGAGGATGGGCGACTTCCGACCTTGCCAGAATTTGAGGACTTCCTGCGCGAGGCAGGGTTCTCGAAAAGTCAGGCCACCGCAATCGCGGGCAAAGGCCTGGCGCCGCTGTTCCGGAGTGAGTCTGGCAGCACCCCATCCGACTTTCTGTCGGCCTTGAAGGCGCAAATCAGCGTCTGACCCTACCCCAGTTCAGGAATATCCCATGACCGATACCAAGAGCGCCGAGCAGCTTGCCGGCGAAGTGAAAAGCGTGCTCGACGCGCGGCTTAGTGAAGTGAAGTCCAGCCTTGATGCCCGGCACGACGAGATCAAGTCGGCCCTCGATGCCAAGCACGACAAGGTGAAGGAACTTGCCGAAGAAGCGCTCGGCAAAGCTCAGCGTGGTGAAGACCTTTCCAACGCCACCAAGCAGCTGGCTGATGAGGCGGTGACCGCGCTGAATGAAGCCAAGGCCCGCCTCGACGAGGTCGAGCAGAAGATGGCCCGCCGCGTGGCGGACGAGAGCGCGCCCTCGTTCAAGACCATCGGCGAACAGGTCGTGGCCGATGAAGTCATTCGTGCATTCCTCGGCAACAACACCGTGCGCGGGCGTGCCAGCGTTGAGGTGAAGTCGATCATCTCCTCGCTCACCACTGATGCCAATGGTTCGGCGGGCGACATGATCGTGCCGGACCGCATTCCGGGCGTCATTATGCCGGGGCAGCGCCGCATGACGGTGCGCGATCTCCTCACCCCGGGCCGGACTGCCAGCAATTCGGTGCAGTACGTCAAGGAAACGGGCTTCACCAATGCGGCCGCGACCGTCTCGGAAACCACGGGTCCCACCAAGCCGCAGTCGGACATCAAGTTCGATGTGGTCACCAGCAATGTGACCACGATCGCGCATTGGGTTCTGGCCACCCGCCAGATCCTCGATGATGTGCCGATGCTCCAGTCCTATGTGGACGGGCGTCTGCGCTATGGTCTGGCGCTGGTTGAAGAAAACCAGCTCTTGAATGGCAGCGGCACGGGCACGGATCTTGCCGGCATTTACACGCAGGCGACCGCGTTCACCCCGCCGATCACCATTCCGGCGACGGTGACCCGGATCGATGTGCTGCGCCTGGCCATGCTGCAAACGGCGCTGTCTGAACTGATGTCGACCGGCGTGGTGCTGCACCCGGCGGACTGGGCCGCGATCGAGCTGCTGAAAGATGGCCAAGGCCAGTTCATCGTTGGCAATCCTCAAGGGACGATCACCCCGACGCTTTGGGGGCAGCCAGTGGTTTCCACCCAGTCGATGGCCACGGGCAAGTTCCTGACCGGCGCTTTCCAGCTAGGCGCACAGATCTTCGACCGGATGGACGCTGTGGTCGAGATCTCGACCGAGGACGACCAGAACTTCCGCAAGAACCTGGTGACGGTCCTGGCCGAAGAGCGCCTCGCGCTCGCGGTCTACCGCCCCGAGGCCTTCGTGAAGGGCGACTTCGCCGCGGCTGCGACGGCGGCCACCAAGGTCTGATGAGCTTAGCAGGGCTGGTCTGATGGCGAGCCCTCCTTTTCCATTATCCAGGAGACAGCCATGATCCTCCAGGCACTCGATACCATTCATGTGAGCTCGGTGAGCTCGGAGAACATCACCACCGGCCAGACCTTCGAGGTCGATGACCGGGCTGGCCACAGCCTGATTGAGCGCGGCCTTGCGATTGAGGTCGATGCGGCCGCTGCGGCCAAGACAGAACCCGCCGTGAAGGCCGAGCCGGAAGCCGCTGAACAGACGCCGATTGCCAATAAGGCAGGCGCTAGCGTCCGCACGAAGGCTGCCTGATGTCCGAGATCGTCACGGTCGAACCACCGCAGGATCGCGCCGTGACGCTCGAGGAAGCACGCCAGCAGCTCCGTCTCGACGGACATGAGGAGGATCTGTTGCTTGGTGCCAAGCTCGATGCCGCGCAGGCTGAACTTGAGCAGCAGACAGGCATCAAGCTTTGCGAACAGACACTCGAACTTTGGCTAGAATGCTGGAGCCGAGAAATCACGGTGCCGGTCAGGCCCAGCGTCGTCAGCCAAATTCGCTATACGGCGGCTAATGGCGCCACTGTCACATTGCCCGAGGGCCACTATGTTGCCCGCAAGCGGCATGGGTTTACTCGCGTCCGACCCGCATCTGGAAAGTCATGGCCCGAACTTGGGACCGATGGTCTGATCCAGGTGACCCTGTCTGCGGGGTTCGCAGAGAATGACCCCGACCTGGCGATCGCAAGGGCCGCCATTCTCGTCAAAACCGCATCCCTGTTTGAAAACCGTGAAGGTGCTGCCTGTCTCGCCTTCGATACGCTGGTCGCCCAGCTGCAATCGCGATGGATTTAGCATCAAAGCTCGACACTCGGATCCGGATCGAGCGCAAGACGATCATACGTGATCCCCAATACGGGACCGAAGTGGTCAGTTGGGTCGAATTCGCCTGCGTCTGGGCCGAGGTGAAGGACATCCTGCCATCGCGCGCCGAGCGCATGGCCAATCAGATCCAGATTGCACGTCGTCCAGCCCGGATCCGCATCCGCTACCTCGCCGGCATTACCCCCGACATGCGGGTGATCATCGCGGGCCGCGTCCACCAAATCATTGCCGGCCCCTCAATACTTGGCCGGTGCGAAGCCATCGAACTGATGGTCGAAGAACACTCGAGCGAAGGAGCCGCACCATGACCATCCGGCTCAAGGGCGGCCCTGAACTGCTGCGTTTGCTCGATGAACTGCCCAAGAACCTGGAGCGCAACGTGATCCGCGGCGGACTTCGGGCCGGTGCCAAGGTGATCCAGCAGCAGGCCAAGGCCAATGTGCCGGTGAAGACCGGGCAGCTGAAGCGCACAATTGGGATCGGAACCCGGACCGAGGGCGCCAAGCTATCGTCCTATATCAAACTGCGGGGCAAAGGCTCCTATCTTGGGCTTTTCATCGAATATGGCGTCGCGCCCCACCTGATCTCGGTGTCAGACACCGACAAGCCGGTGCGTGAGACCAGGCGTGGCCCGCGCAAAGTCAGTATCGGCACAATCAACAAGATGGTGAAGCGCGGCAGCCTCAAAATTGGCGAGAACTTCGTCGGGCCCACGGTCATGCACCCGGGTCACGCCGCAAAACCCTTCCTGCGCCCAGCGCTTGACCAGAAAGCCGAGGAAGCGGTGAATGCCATGGGCTCCTACATCGCCCACCGCGTCCAGATCGGGAACCTGAAGGCACCGACCCTCGAG